TTAAATGGTTAAACCATTCTTTAAGCTTGTTTATCATTTTTTTCGTCTGTTATTGGACCACCAACAACCCAAGCATCACAAGTTCTAGCAGCTGCACATTTGAACTTTAAGAACCTGCAATAACCTAACTGTCCGGCTTCAATAACATCGAAAGGATCTTCAGAACCTTCATCGTCACCTATTCCTTTTGCAATACAGTCCAAAGTCTTTTTTGTTATATCAAATGCTGCACAATTACCGCAAAGTGACTTCTTAGCTTCTTCTGCAGAATCAAGCTTCCACATATCAACTTTAGCCTGCCAAAACTTCTCATTAGGTTCATTTGGATTTAATGGTCCGTATCCATATTCGTTAATTGCCTTCTGTCTGTTCTGAAGGTTAAGTTCGATGTTTTGAGTAGGTGCAGGACATTTTGCTACCTCTGCTTCACTTAGTATGTCTATTAGGTTTGTCATTTTGTTTTTCCCCAAGTTTTTCCTTTTCCTTTTGTTTTACATTGAGCTGCTGTTGGTCTACAGGCAGGATATTTTGAACGTTTCTCTCCTTCTTTTCTTCCGCAGGATTTGTATCCTCCGTCTCCGTCCGGTGCATTGCAGTCTACCCAACCCTTTTCTTTTCCTTTAGCTCCTTGACGGTTAAACCATTTATGTAATGATTCAGCTTCGTCGAGTTCTTCTTCTTTCAGATCTTTCCAGATTTCACCTTGACGGCATCTAACTACAGCACCTGATTTGTATGCTGAAGGTTTATCATATTTACGGTCAGCAATACGGAGACATCTATCACGCTTCTTCTTTTCTTCTTCGAGAACAGTTTTTAGTATGTCTAGCAGTTTCACCATTACCAGTATCCTGAATAAGATCCTTTTAGTCCAAGCAAGGAGGCATATCTTGGTAATCTACAAGACCAATACCCTGCTTTAGTTTTATCTTTTTTATTCTTACAATCGTGACGATCGGCAAAGGCTTTTCTTGCTTTAGGATTGTTAATCTTAGCTGATAGTCCGGAAGTGTCTCCAAAAGAAACTTTCTTTACTTTTTTAGTTTTAGGATTCATTACGTAAACGTAGAACTTTTTAGCTCCACCTCTCTTAGGTTTTCCTAAAGCTACTTCCTTACCTTGGTACTTAGCTTCTGTTAAAGTATCTTCGTACGTATTAACATCTGCCATCAACTCGTACCACTCATCTAAGGAAGCATTTTTAATGAACCGTAATGCATTTCTGAAATCTTTGAATTGTAAAAAGTCTACTAACTTTGAATCGTTGTATAGTCTTCTTATTAGGTCTCTAACATTGCTTGATTTAATACTAATCTCTTTAAGATTTTCTTCCTCTAATCTACCGCTGATCCAGTGAATGAATCCATACCCTTTAAGTTTTTCTTTTAGGTCATGTAAGGTAGTTGCATCAAAATCATATTCGTTAGTATCTACATAGAAGTCTTTTCCGTTGTAGTGTTTGTAAACATTTGCCATATTCCCTTCATCATCTCCGTAAGTTGCAATATGCTCTTTAGAGTAGAAGGTACCTTCATCAAGGATTGGTAAATCTAAAGGAACTCTATCTCCTTCAAACATTCCATACTCTCCTAAGTTTGTTTCAAGAAGAATATGCTCATCTTCATCCCCTACACTCAGAATGTTTCTAGAATATAAAGTTCTAGCCTCTCTCCACAAATCCAAAAAAGCTGTTGACCCATATCTGAAAGTATTCTCTGTTAAAGGTTTTTCGTTATTGATATGGTATAAAAGGTTTTCTGAAATTCGTTGTTGAAAGGTCATCCCTTCTGTAAGCAGAGGTGCTTTGTTTCCGCAAGAATTGCATCCACAAGAACAGGATTTAATCTCGGTACTCATATGGTATAAATAGTTACCTCTTCCGGTTAAACCAAGTAACTAAAACTTGGTGCTGTTTAGGGGTAGCAAAGTACCCCTGTCTTTTGATAGTATCCAATACTTTATACACATAATCATCCCTTCTATTGAGATCTGCCCATCTTTTCCACTTATTCCAAGCAGCTTCTCCGGTTAAATTAATACCTCCATTTTTAAAAGAAAGTGGCATTTTATCAATAGCTTCTTTTATAGCATATACTTTTCCACCACCTTTTAATGCAGTTACTGTATTTAAATTAACTGTTCTATAAGCCTGTTTCCTTAAGTCCCATAAAATAACATATCCGTGTTCGTCTGGATTGTATTTTAATCCACCTCCGGTAATGTTTTTCTTAACTCCAGTACGTGTATTGATAGTCCTAATGCTTCCGTCTTTCTTTCTGTATACAACGGTCATAATCTTACCTTTACTATTCTTTAGAATATAACGCAGTTGTTCCTTACTCAAGGTATCAACTCCGGGCAAAGGTTCTGGCTCTTCTGGATTTTCTTGCTCCAGAAGTGAATACATCTTATTAATTAAATCTTCAAAAAGGATATCCTCCATCAATATTAAATATTGAAGTAAGTCTGGTTTTGCAAACCTTTCTCGCTATCCCATAGGAAAGCCTCTGCAGATTTTCTTGCCCCAATGTATCCTTTCTTATGATGCCAGCTATCAGTCCCTGATAAGGAGTTCATAAATCTTACGATTACTCCTTGGTATTCGTTAGTAGACTTAAGCTGAGTTTCTTTCTTGTGGTGTAAATGACCTAAGTGAAATTCACGGTAGAAAGTTTTAGCCCACTGTACGGGATTTTCTTGAGCCATAATCATCGGCAAGTCTGCGATCTTCTCATTGTTACCGTGTGTATAGCCGATCAAACATTTTCCAAACATAAAATACTTGCGTGGGTTTGCACTGTTGTCTACTACTACGTTGTCGTTGTTTGAAAACCAGCCTTCCAGTGAGTCTCCTAAGTAAAAAGTTCTTTCGTAATCGTGGTTACCTGGTATGATTTTAATTTCGACAGGAGCAAGCTGTGTTAACTTCTGTACGTTGTTGATGATTAATTCTCTCCCTTTCCTGAATGTATTCTGCCAACGAGCATCTTCTTCTTGAGGAGTACCGCTTGTTGTTGAATTGAATGGGTGAGATCTATCTGAATTGAAGAAGTCGTTTCCGATTGGTAAAAGAATCTTCTCGATGTTATGTCCTCTGTAAGTTTCAATAAAGTATTCAATACAGTCATTAAAACGCTTGGTTGCAATGTCGATGCTGTAGTTTTCACCTACCTCTTCATCCCAAGCTACTTTACCAAAGTGAAGATCGAAAACGTTAATCTCTAATAACTTTGGAGTTTCTAAAGACAAAGTTCTTTTGTATTCTTTAACTAACGGTGATAACTTCTTAAGATCTTCTAGGAACTGTGCTCTAAGTACGTTTAAGTCGTATGCAACCTGCTTCTTTTTAAGCCAAAGCTTAACTTGAAATAGGGGTGTGGTTACGATTGCTCCGTTAGGATCTTTAGCTCCTACTTCCCATGTATTAACTACTTTTTTCTCAATCTCCCAAATTTCTAGGTCGATGTTGTAGATTTCTAATAACTTCTCAATAGTGACAACACGGTTGGTCACCTCAGAGGTTATAACTTTTTCAGTATTCATGTGTTCTAAATATAACGATTTTATTTTGTATCTGCAACTAATTTTGCAGAACCTGGTTTATAAGTAAATAGTACTGAACCTACTCCAAAGTGGTCTAGGTTAGTATCTCTATTGTCGATGCCTTCGTATCCTAATGTTTTTAGTAGTCTATTACTAAGCATTTCTCCGTTAACTCTATCTCTAACGTCTTTTATAAACTTAGAAACAATTCCTACAACAGTACCTTCTTCTATGGGAAGTCCTAACTCTTTAGTAATTACATCCACTATTTCTTCCATAACTTCTTTAATTTCCGGAGATTGTAAGTCTTCTTCTTGAATATTAGGAGCTGCCTGCCCTACCTGCTTGGTTACTTCTGACATTGTATCGTAGAAGTTAGTAGGATTAGAACTACGGTAAAGTTTGTATTTAGATAAGTCTATTTCAGAAATTTCTCCTTTTCCAATTCCCTTCAAGTAGTCGCTGTCCTGCTTTGCAGTTTCTAGATCTCCGTAAAAGTAAAACCCGGTCCCTAAATAACCTGTCTTATTTTTAAAGTTCCAGTTTCTATCAGAAAGGCTTTCTGCGGGGTTCTTAAAGTCTCCTATGTGATACCCTACATCCATACCCTTTATTGCTTCCCTTACAAGAGCGAATAGCAGATCCTTGTCTTCCTTGATATTAATATCTGGATATCCTTTAGGAAATTTATAACTGTTAAGCTCTATAAAGCGCTGTAATGCGTCCATTAATATAATAATTCGTCAGGGATTCCTTCTGGTCTTTCTTCTGCGGGTGCTTCTTCTGCTCCTCCTTCAGGTGCTTGGTCTAATTGTGCTTCCATTCCACCACCGCCTCCGGTACTGCCGGTAGCTTCTCCAAAACCCATATCTGGATTAACTGGTTTACCGTAGCGTAATATTCTCGAGATAGCAGAAACTGCCATTTCTTCTTCCCCTAAGTTTAGTAGGTAGTACCTCTTGCCCTGTACTTCGGCAACCCAAGATCTAGCAAGATCCGATAGGTAAAAGTACTGGTCGTTTTCAAGTATAACTCTAAATGTAGGTGGTTTAGGTGATACCCATTCAATATCCTTAACAAACAAATCAAACTTCGGAGACATTAAATCTGTCAAGATTGAAATCAAATCAGGTACGTGGTTTAGAACTTTATACTCTTTGTATTTGTTAATACCTTGCCTTTGTAGTTTCCCTACAATAGTTTTTTTAATTAAAGACCTGAGTTGATGTTTGTTAAGCATATAATATATCTATAATACTTATTTGATAAACCCGCCTTTTGTAGCAGAATGAGACATTACTTTATGTAATCTTTTAGGAATCATTGAATCACTATCAAAATAGATTCTATTTCGTAGGTTGCTAACTTTTCTTTTCTTCAAGTCAAAAGGTACTAAGAAAGGTTTTCCTTCTGAGTAAGAGTATATAACTTGATATATTCCACCGTCGCCGGCTTTAACTACATCACCTACGCTTAAGCTACTCCCCTCTTCGTCTTTAACAGCTTCTTCTGCAACTACAACCGGAGTGGTTGAAGTGATGCTTTGACCTTCTAGGTAGCTTGCTACTGCTGAAAGGTAATCTTCTGCTTTTGTTAATTTAGATTGTACCCAACCTTCAAGCTGTGTACTGTTATCTATCATATCAAAAAGTTCCTTAGCATTTTTTACAATAGAGATCAATTGAGATTTAGCCATCTCACCTTCGTAGTCTCTTTCTAATCCTTCTGTAAGCCCTGCTCTTTGAATTCTAGTCAACTCATCGTCAATGGCTTTTTTTCTAAGCTGTAAAGCTTTTACTTCAGCATCTTTTGCTGTTTTTTCAGCAGGGGATACTTCTGCTTCTTTTAACTTACCTAATACGTTAGCGACAACCTCATGCTTCATTTTAGAGTCTTTAACTGCACTTTTCATAGGTTCAGTAGTGTTGCCATCTTTATCAAAATCTAAGTAGTCAGGCTTAGCTCCTTCTTTGAAAGGTCTTGGGCAGGGAGTTCCTTTAACGTGAACGTGTCCACATCTTCCGCATAGAGTACCTTTCTTTTCAGTGAGTTGCTCATCTTTTTTTATAGATTGCATAAAGTCGTCTAATTGTGCTTTATGTCCAGGTAGTATATCGAAATTAGCTTTTAACAAGCTATACACTCCAACTTTAGGATCTTTAAATTTATGCATCAATTCGTTGCCGCTATGAATTCTATACTTGTTTAAAAACTCTTCATACTTAGTGTATAAATCGTCAAAGAGGGGTTGGTATTTACTAATACCTTCTTCCATCTTCTTATCCATAGCTTGTAGTTTTGCAGCTATAGCCATCTGAATTCTTTTATCTTTGGATTTACCTTTAAATTGAGGAGCATCAGACTTTTCAAAGTCCTTGATGTATTTCTCCATAGAAGCATTCTTACGGATAGGCATAGTATTAAGCTTTGTAATATTTTTCGTATAAGCTCATTGCATCAGCTACAGGAGCTCCTTTAGTAATTAATTCATCGTAGTGCATCATAGTTAATGGCTCACCTTCACTGCTCATCTTAATTGCTTTTTGAGCTAAGTCGTGTAAGTCCATATCTGTAGAAGCATCTTCTCTAGCAAATTCAAGCATTCTGATAAACAAAGGAACATCCATGCTGATGATATCAACAGGATTTTCTTCTTCCATCAAATCGTCGGGCATAGTATCGTCCCCTCTATCTCCGCCTTTTTCTTTTTCGTATTCGTACTTAGATTCTAACCATTGAGCAATTGCTTCTTCTTGGGTCATGTCAAACTTCTCCATCATATCAAAAACTTCCATAGCTTCTTGTTCAGTTGCGATGTTTTCATCTTTTAAGATAGATTTTAAGATTAACATTTTATTATCCTGGTAGATATTCTCGTCTAAAACTTTATCGGTTTCACTCACCAAAACGTATTTACGTCTCCAGTTTGACATGTTGAAAGAGTTCGTCATATTAATAAATAGCTTTATTTCTTTAACTTTTTCAAGTACTCTATAGCTTCTTCCTTCTGCTTTAATATTTTGTCTCTGTTAACTTTAGACCAGCTTTCAACTTCTCCTATTTCTGTTACAAACCCGTCGTTACTTTCGTTGAGCAAGTCGTCAACCCAAACCTCATAATTATCAATCATTCCGTCAATTTCTGAGTTCTGAATCTGGTTTTGGTATTCTTCCCATTTGCCCTGCTTTTTAATCTCTGCTTCAAATTTTATATGACAATCAAAGCAGTGACGGTGTATTTTATAAAATTGATTATCGTACCGGCCTTTCATCAACGCTTTGCAGTCCGGGCAGAATAGTGGTGTTAGAGCAACATCTCTTACTGCTTGTAATTTTGAGATGGTTTGTTTAACTCCGTTCTTAACAGTCCATTGACGGCTGTCTTCTTCCCAAACTTCTCCTTCTTTACGTTCAACGTAGTCTTTAGTATAACCGGACGAAACAGAAGTTTTTTCTCCTACCTTTCCTTGAACTAGATTACGTAACCGTTGAAGATCTGCTCCTCTAAATTCTTTCTTTAAAACCGATTCTGACATAATTATTTTTTATATACTTTGAGTATTTCTTCCTTTAAGAATGCTTTTAACTTTGATTCAGATACATCTGTTTTAAAAGTAAAAGATTTTTCACCGAAGCCAGCATTTTGCAAGACTGTAGTAACGATTGATTTAATTTCGTTTCTACCTGGGTTACCGTCCTTAGAAAATACTAAAGTATCTCCTTTAACTGTCCAGTTAAGTAAGTTTGGCTTAGTTATAAATTTATTTACGAAAGCATCATAGTTGTCTTTTGTTCTAATTGGGTATGGTCCCATATCAGTTCCCACAGGTCCTTTTGTTAACCATTCACCATACTCCATTGTGCTTTCTGGATTAGCTTCTTTAAACTTTTCAAAGCGAGCTCTTAGTCTTACATTCTTAACGTTAGGGCTTCTTGGTCCAAAGTAGTCATCTACATCCTTATCAGAAACTTTAGAGTTTCTCATAGTGCTGGTGTATCTTCCGTAATTATCTTTCTTACTTAAAGCCTCACTTGCTTCTTCAGCAGTATGCGGTTTCTTAATTGTTACTATTAAATCCCTGTCTTGTAGTAGATAGAAATCTTGATCGTCGTCCTCGTGTAAGTTTCTGTATGTTCTCATTTGTGCTAAAAATACGAATTTTTATTGGTATTATCAAACTTTACTTCTTTTTGAATTCTCCCAACCTCTGAAGTATAGATTGCCTTTCTCGTAGGCCTCTCTTTCAATTTCTTTCAGGCTGTCATCTTCGTTAATATCAGTTGTTTCAATTTTACCCAACCTATCTTCAAGGTTCTGGTTGTGGTGAATCATTTCATGAGCAAACGATCTTAAAATATCCTTCAAATGTCTTCCGGTAATGTAAAGCACGATTACTTGGTTATTTGGATCGTAGTAAGCAGTTTTACCTAAAGGATCTTTTGCATTCTCCTCATCATCTTCCATTTTTACAGCAGGTGCAGGTTCAATAGTTAAACCCTCTTCCTTCATATAGTTTGATAGTTCTTGAATGTACCCTACTAAAACTTCTTGAGCAGGAGTGTAACCAGACCCGTAAGGTGCTGCTTTTCCTGATTGAGGATCTGCAGATTCGTTTTTGGTATGAAAGTTAATAAACCAGTTGGCTTGTTGTTTGTCTAATGCAGTAGCATTCTCTCTATTCTTGAACTTTCTAGCTTTCTCAATAGTAACATCCCCGCCATATGCTTTTGTAATTTTTGCTTTAAAAGTACCGGGAGCACCGTTATCTGTTCGCTTACCCTTATAGGTTTCCTCCATACCTTCCGGTAGGAGATCTTTTATCATGTCGTATACTAGACTGTTCAACTCCATATACTATAAATAGTTACGCTTGTAACTTAATAGATGTTGGGAGTAGTTCCGAGTATGGCTTAAGCTCCGGGTTTTTAAACTTAAAGATTTCGTAGAGGTGTCTGAAGGTTTGTAGGTTCTCTTCGTAATCAGATTCTGTTTCTTTTAACTGCCACCCTTTACCTTGAATCTTCTTTCCTGTTTTATCTGGTCCTTTTGTTGCTGCTTTTAACCATAGAATACCGGTTCGTTGTACGGGAGTATCAAATAATTCAGACCAAGCTTTTCTATAACAAGCAAGCTGTAAGTCATAAGTATCATGCAATGAGTTTGAGGTTTTAATATCTAAAAGCCATAATTCATCAGCGATCTCAACAACCAAGTCACCCGTTCCTGCAATTTTTAAATCGTCAGAGAATAAATGAGTTTCTGATTCAATAAGTTTTGGTTTGTGTGTTTCCCAGAAGTCAGCAAACTTAAGAATCATCTTCCAAACCTCTAAGTTGTACCTTACGTTTCCGTTATCATCAATCCAGGTAATCTCTTCTCCTTTTAAGTAATCTTCGATAGCATTGTGAACTTGAGTGCCTTCGTCTCCAGCTCTACGCATAATGATGTCTGAATTGTGTCCTACGTCTTTAATCCAGCTTTCAAAGAACCTATCCTTTGGAAAAAAGGAAAGTACATAAGTTACTGACGGGTAGAACACACCCTCGCTTCTTTGGTAGTATCGAGAATCTAAAATGGTAATCTGCCTTGATGTTGGGTCGGCTTGAACAATACGATTAATTCGTTTATCCTTCTTTACGTTGTTGTTTTTTTCTATCATAATTCAAATTTTTTCTCCATCAACGTTCTAAACGTCAAAGGAGTGCTTTTATGTAATAACTTTGCAAAATTAGCAAATCCTAGTTCGGATGGATCCTTTTCGTTAAGATCTACTAAAAATACTTCTTTTCCATGGTTTAGCAAGGTCTCACAGTACTGTATTGCTTGCTTTAATGCGTCATTATCTAATGCAATAAAAACCTGCTTAACATTAGAAGACACAATCTTCTTCATAAGTTTTTCTGGTAGGGTCTTTCCTAATAACGGAATTGCATTACGTTTGATTGCCATTGCATCGAAAGTACCTTCGCATAATACGATTGGACTATCCCAGTTAATGAGTAAGTCGAATCCGATAATGTTTTTAGATGCTTGAGGATTCTTGTACTTTATATCACCGGGACCGAAGTTACGTCCTACAAAGTAGTTTAGTACTCCGTTCTCATCGTAACTAGGAATAATAATCATATCCTTGTATCGGCCTGATTCACAGTATCCTAAGCTGTATCTTTTTATGTCGGTTGGTGTTATTCCTCTTTCTCGTAGGTATCTTAATGCCTGGCGTACGGCAACTTCTGAAGTACTAGCATCGTGAAGGGTTTTATATTCTTTAGGTAGGGCTAGAGCTTCTACTTTAACTCCATGCTCTTCTTGGTAAGAAACTTTAACGTAGTTCTTAAGCTCTTGGATCTTATGATCAGGAGCTGATACTGCTTTGAAAAGGCTTACTAGCTTCTTCCCTTTCTTATTACAAACCCAGCAGTGCCAGTGGTTAATACCTTCCTCGTTTTCCTGGAAGTTAATCTCTAGCTTTGGTTTGTAATGATTGCAGAATGGACAGTTGTATGAGTAGTTTGTACCCGAGGTAGGTTTACCCGCTCCTATAACACTACTTACCAGGTTTACTAGTAGATGATTGACCATTAAGCGAATATACGAATTTAATCGGGTAAGAGCAAGTCTTTTCGAAAAATTCGGGACATAATGTTGTCGTTGTATGAGTTTGTTTCGAGTACGTCATATTTACATTGATAAGCAATTTCATAGTAAGTTAGTTGTTTTTTTGAAAAACACAACTTTAAAATCTCTCTTTTAAATTTATCTTCACCAATCTCTTTTACTTCAGCAAGTAGCGGCTTACACGAACCCCAGTACTCCCTCCAGTTAGATTCTTTACTTACTTTTTTCTTAGTAGGCTTTCTTCCGGGGCCGGACTGTACGGAGAGTTCTTTTTTCGTTAGCTTTTTAGTGATTGTGTTGGTGAATATCTTTCTACCAATGTAAAACTTACCAGTCTCAATGTTTGTTATTCTATAAACAAATCCGACTGCTTTTTCGTTAAATTGATATTCTTCTGTAACTTCTTTATTTTCGTAAAACCAATTGCTCATATTTTTATCTATCAATGTTAATTATAATACTTGTGTCTGTTACGTTATTGCTTGGTAGGGGTTTTGCTAACTTACCGACTGCAATTAAGTCTTGATTCTCGTTATAAAGTCCAACTGTTGTAATGTATGGGTTAAAATAAGAACCTGTAACAAAATCATAAACGTTTCCAGTTGATCCTGATATTAAGGATGGGTTTAATGAGAAGTTAAACTCTGAAGGATCAAAAGTGCATTTAAATTGAGTTTCGTATAGAGTGTATGAACTAGAGAAAGAACAAGTAACATTGTTTGATGTTATAATGTTTTCAATAAAAGCATTACTGCTTCCTCCGTATACTGATGTTCCGTAAACACCTGTACCGTATACATCACCACCGCTTAGATTGTCCTTAGTTAGTAGAGCTAATCCATGCTGATATACAATATTACCGCAGTATTCCCCATCTAAGGTAAGGTACAAGTTACCATTCCCGTCATCTGTAATACTTCCAGAATCTCCTGTGATAATAAAGGATCCAGGTTGAATAGTATCTCCGTAGAGCCTGGATGGTATTGAAATTACTCCGATTACTGCACTAGAAGAGGTTGGGAAGTATCTTTCATATGCTAAAGTTGTTTCTAAGTAGTTTTCATACCTTCCTGCAGAACTAGCAGAACCGATTAATACATTCCCTTCCGAAGTTGATCCTGGAAAATCATATGGTACTGATACCGGGTCTCCGTAGCTGGAACTTAGGTAGTTAGAGTAGTAGAGTTCTTTAGCTGAATTGTAGATTAACCTCTTATACTCTACACCAACTTGTCCGCTGGTTGTTTCTGATAAGGAGAATAATCCTTGAATGTTCTGTCCTAGTAACCTATCAATACCAACATCAGAACCAGTGAGTTCAGCCGCTCCGACGAATCGGAAAGACTTGTTTACCTCAAAGGGTGTGACTATAATGTCGGATGCTAGTAGTTGTTTGAACGCAGTCATTCATTTTAGAAGTCAAGCTTAACTCTCACTAAAGACTCTTTTGTGAAGTCTTTAACTAGAGGTTTAGACAGTTTAGCTACAGCAAGTAAGTCGTTAGTGTCGTTGTAAAATCCTACAGTTGTCATATAGGTCTGAGGAGAATTAATAAATACGCTATAAATAACATCCCCTGTTGATCCTGAAATAAATGAAGGATTTTCTGAGTAGTTAAACTCAGCATTTCTAGCTCTTACAAATACGTAATCAGACGATACTGTTTCTTCGCTGTTTACTTGGAAAGAAGCAGCTCCTGATCCAGAGATAGCTCTGAATAAGATACCTGTATTATCGCCGTCAATATCAGATGATCTTGAAGGAGTCAAGTTGATTGATTGTGATAAGGCTAATGGATTTAAGATGATTGTAGCAATATCGGGTAAGAACAATCCATAAGATCCAGAAGAAGCAGAATATCCGTTTCCTCCGTTGAATGAAGTTCCATTTGAACCAGAGATGATCTGGTATACTCTACCGCAATCTAGGTAAGTATCAGTTGATACCATTCCGGAGTTATCGGTAAGTTGCAATACTGTAGAACCTGCTAATTTAATATTAAAAGTACCCTTAAGTAAATGCTCTTTGTATCTTGCTCTATCAATAGAGATTGCCCAGAAATCAGAAGCAGTTACTGTTCCAAAAATAAATTGAGCATTTTCATCTCCGTAAACTAAGTTTCTATACTGACCGTAAACAGTTCTAGTTGGTGATACACCGGGTACTAAATCGTTAAAGTTAGCACTTCCGGAACCTTGTTTATTACCGTAAGCAATTGCAAACTGTACTCCAGAACCTGATGCTGTTGATCCGGTTTGGTATACGTTCTTATAGTAGCTGTCGTTTGTAGTAGCTATAGATGAAGTAAAGAATGCGGTAAGTGTTGGGTTATTAGTAGACCATGCAGTAGCGGTTACCGAATCGATACTAACTAGAAAATCTTCTGGATCTAATCTTTTAAATGACATGGTTTATATCTTAGCTTGTTTTGGTAACAGTTACAGGGATTTGAAGTCTTGCACCAGAATCTCTACCAATTACCTGCAAGGTAGCAGATAAGGAAGTATTTGATCCGAACAATGTATTGATTGTGGTTGCAGTTAAGTTCAACGTAGTTCCAATTACTGTCTTGGATACTGTAGTACCGATTGTGGTGGTTTGGTTTAGAGCTTGAACGTCTGGGGTATTGATTCCTACACCGTTAAAGGTATTGAACAATCTAACATCAGAAATTGTGAATGTATATCCTGAAGACTCGTAAAGAGCTGTTTGGGATAAGTAATTCAAAGTCTGTGGAGTTATTGCCAAACTTGCACCTTGTTTGATAGTGATTGAAGAATAACCGATATCTAGTACAGGCATCTTAGCAGTACCTCTTGGTAAAGTTACCAGTTTGTACTTCATGATTTGAGTTTCATCAGGAAATGCTTCTAGCAGAGGCATATTCTCGATTGCTTCTCCGTAAAAAGCAGAACCGGAAGGTTGTGTTGGATTGTACAATGTATAATCAATCTCGTCGTCAGACAAGGCAAATTGTGTAATCCTAAAAGAACCATCTCCTCTTGCAAGAAGTTCTCTTCCTTTTTTAGTTAGGATGGCGTCAACTGTGACAGTGCTATTATTCAGATATCCCATAATCTATTATAAATATATGTATTTGCTAAGTTTTAAGTTATCAATCCTGCTTTACGAGCTAACGCAACAGGATCAACGTTTGGGTTAAAGTTACTTGGTACTAGTATTCCGTTTTGTAAGTATGCAGGAATTGGTGAAACAGTTACTTTTGTTTCATCAGGTACCCTACGGAAGATTCTAAAGCCTTGTGGAGTAGTGCCGATAGTGTGAGGAAGATCTGCTGAGAAGGATCCTGTTATTACGGATTCTAATGTTAAGCTACTAGCAATATCGTTAACGTCTCCTACTGAAGATGAAACTATTCTGTATAGTGCATAGCTTGAAAAAGAATAATCCACTGATGCAGTAACGTTGGCAGGGTTGGTTAAACCGAACCTTATGTAATCGTAAGTACGTAATGGGAAAAGTGTTTCCTCATAAGGAATGAATGCAGTGTAGTATTTGGACTGGTATTTATTCCAAATAGAGATTTGATTATCCTGTGAAGAAAGCCCGGTACATATCCCTGCAACAGAAGAAGAAGGTCTTAACATCATACTCAACCACCCTGTTGTGTAAGACGGACTGCTACCTGAGTCTTGTAGTACTCTACTGTTCAAACTAGACGTAGCAAAGTATATTGTATCGTAGATTGTATCTTGCCCCCCAGAAGAATATCCGTTTGGATAGTTTTGGAAAGCTATAGCAAGATCTGCGTAGGTTCCAGGAGATCCACTTCTAGAGCCGGATTTAACTATAATTGTTCTGTAAAACGCTCCTCCCTCTACAATTGGTACAGCTGCAGTAGTGTTTGTGTTAGAGTAGGATTGTCCGAGGAAGGTTGCTGATGCTGGTAGACCTGCTTTAAAGGTGTTTTCTACTAGGTTTAAGTTTTGGTTTGCTGCGGTTAGTCCAATAACTGTTCCATCTGTGTGTACTAGGTATTTTAAATTAACAACTCCACCGCCCGGGTATTCTGGGTCTGAAGATTCAATTGTGTCGAAATACCCTATATAGTTACTATAGCTATCGATTACAGCTGTTTGTCCGTAAGAAACATCTCCAGGTGTGTAGGTGTTATACAATTTACTACTTAATTTAACCCCTGCATATCTAACGTTGCTCCATGCACTGCCTGATGAATAATTTGAATCTTGAACAGTAGCAGGGTAAGCACTTCCGGAAAGAATTAGCGATTGGTTAACCGGATTCAACCCGTCGGTCTGGTAATCAACATCTTCATAAACGGTTGATAACCTACTACTGCTAACGTTGTTTAGCAACGGGGTTGTATTTAATTGGTAATCTAACTGCGGGTATAGGGTTGAACCGGAATACTGTCCGTTAAAGAATTCATACTGTGATGAATTTACTCCTGATACTATTCCTGCTTTTGTTAGAATAGAAGAACTCCATGCCTGTGTTATACCTCGTAAGGTGTTAACTGATCCACCGGCACCGCCTGTGAGAACCTCGATAGACCCTGTTTGATAGTCTCTTGCTAGAGATGTAACTGATCCAGTGTATTCAGGTTGAGTGTAATCTACTTGAGCAGGTCTTTGTCTGTTCCTTTCAAGTAAATGCTGCTTAACGATTGCACCGGTTGCAGCTGCAGTTCTTGCAGGAATAAAGTCTTTTATTAACTTGAATAAGGAATTATCAAAGAACTTAATTAATCTAAGATAATCATTGTAGTTATATGAAGCTGTGTACTTTTTAAAGTACTCTGTGCTTAATTGATCTAAAGCAGGGTATTTGTAATTAGCATCTGAAATTCTTCTTGGATCTCCGATGTATTCTCCAATGTTGAAGAACCCAATCTGTGAATTAATATCTTCGTTAATTTCATTTTGAGGAGAGAATCCTACCTCTAGGTAGTTTACATCCCTAGTATAGCTTTGACTTATTACGTAGTTTTGCTGTAAGGTGTTTAGTCCGGATAGAACTGTTCCGTATATATCCGTAGTAGCAACTCTAATTTTATCAGAAACAGCATTTTTAATACCAACAGCTGGTTGATCGTAAAATGTAATTTCTCTGTTTGGTATGTACGGAGTAAACAATACCTGTTCTACATATCCATCTACCACATACCCTGTCTCAACATATAATGATGCTGATGTTGGAGGTATATCAAAGTAGAAGGTGCTTGTGGTTGCAAAGGAAGATGTTGTTGCTTGTTCTCCTGAAACTTTAGGGTGAATGGAAACAGAACTGGTGTACAGTTCTCCTCCTAGTGCTGCTCTAAAAGCTAGTTGCTGCGGTGCTGCATTAGTGTAATTTCCTTCTATTGAACCTGGGTTCATTACGTAGTCGTTAAATGAACTTTCACTTAACGCTACTGTGTAGTACCTTAGTTCTTGTAGTGATCCTGAAAACGTCTCAACACCGAAGGATGATGATCCAAAGTATGATTCTGTTGCGTTATTCCAGGTAGCTGCAGTACCGGGGTCTACTGCTGCTGATGCTTGAAACCCTAATGTATTTCCGTTTTGACCTTGGTATAGATTATTTTTTGCATATACCGTATAGGCTGTTCCTTGCTTGTTTATCAAGACAGACCACCAACCTTCGTTAAAGAACGGTAAGTATATACTTGCAGTAGTTGTAGTGCTAGCAGTATCTGGATAAAATGTTAACGTTCCGTACTGACTATACGGACTAACTATTGATCCGGTGTAGGATCCTGATGTGGTGTCTGCTCCGTTGTAGTTTAGTGTTACTACGGATCCGGAATTTGTAGCCCACAAACTTTGTGAGTAGTACCCTGTGTTTGTTGGAATACCCCTGGTTTTGAATCTAAATTCTACAGCTTGAGGTCTATTGTTATCTGCATTCCAATTTGAATTTAAAACAAAAGAGGATGTTATGTAGTTTATACCTTCTGTATCAAAAGCATAGGTGTATTTGTTTTGCCATTGATCCCAGGTATTTGAAGCCTTATCTTTTCCTCCATACTCGTAAACTCTTAAAATAGTATCAGGAACACCAAACGTTGTAATTAACGTATTTAATCCTTCAACCGTCCCTTTTTTCTTTAAGAGGTAAGGAAGGTTGTGGTAAAGTCTTTTGTAAACTTCCGATGAAAGATTGTCTAACGGAATCAAAGATCCGGTTGCAGAGGCTGTTACATATGTTGTGATTAACTCCTGCCCTGTATAAGGTAGTAAGCTTCCTGAAGGTGTATATCCTAGGTAGGTGTTGTATAGGTTATCTGATGTAAAGTTGTTCTGGTATAACTTAATACCAAAGTCTTTTAAAGCAGTTCCAATCAAGTCTTTTGATAGACCCGACTCTACTCGGTTGTCAGAACTATATTTTTGAGTGACTGCTTGAGTGTATACCCAGATGCTATCAAAGTGCTGCCCAACCATTTCAACGAACAATTCGTAATTGGTGTTTGCAGGATCTTCTTTAATATACATCGGTATAGTCTCTACTAGACCATCCTTGTTATTTTCATCGAAGGTTTGTGCAATTGCTGATTGAGATACGAACCAATTTAGTCCTGCTGTAGAGGTTGTTCCGACGTTTGTATATGGCGGTAAACTGTTTGTTTTAGGCCATGCTGTACTTCCGGATTCATAATACAGGTAATATTCGTAACCGTCGAAATTAGTGATAACTTCGTTTATTTTTGAATCCCAGTAACTAACACTTGCTGAATTGTAATATCCGCTGGCAGTACTTCCGTAGCTGCTGCTGACTGTGTATTCTTCGATCAGCCCTAACTTGTAGTAGAAGTTCTCCAGTCTAGTTTGTGCACTAGAAAAGAATACAAAATTACTGTAGTTACTATAATCGATGTTTAATTCGATTCCAGATTCTGCAAGTAAACTATTTAACTGGTACGTTAATGCAGAGCTGTTTGAATTACCTAAAGTTTCTGTATTTTGATACTCTGTTGTTTTATTTAATTCCGAAGCAACTTGTAAATTAACATTAGGACCTTTCAGCTTTATCGTGCCATCCTCAACGGCGTAAGTCGTCTGTATGTTTATTAGATAAGCTTTTGATTCTGCAATCTTTTCTACTCCCCAACACTTTGCTTGTATATCAAATTGTGAAGGGAGCGGTTCGTAAAGCTTAATTAAAACAGTAACGTTGTTTGGATCAGTATCATCAAGCAGAACATTATTTGCTATAATTAAATTGTTTGCTCCAAAGTCTAAGTTAAAGTCTTTTTGAAAAGGTGCTGCTTCTATAGCCGCTTTTAATGCAACCGTTGAATCAACTATGTCTCCGGCTACTATATCAGTACTGGCAAGTCTAATTTCTGTTCTATCTGTTGATATTTCAGAGATGTAGTAGGGTTCTAATATACTTGAAGATAATACGGGTCTTAAAAAATTATAAACCGTATAATACTTTCCTTCCTGGTAAGCTCTGCTTTCTAAGTCTTTTTCTGGATTGATACTTAAATCTTCTCCGTAAATTGCAAAACTTGTTAATCTCTCTACTGAATCGATTATCTGCTTGTTAGCATTATAGACATAATATTCAATATAGTCCGTAGAACTATTAAATGTTATATCTGACCTAAAAGAAGCAATTAGCGAATTATCAGACGGAGTATAAGTCTGTCCACCAAGTTCAATCGAGGGTACATCCTGTATGTATATCTGCTTATCCATTAATTGGCTTTATGTCTAATAGTTGCTGTTGTAATTGTAAATTTTCCTCTCTCAAAGCTGTAACTTCTGCAAGTAATGCGGTTACTTCTTCGTTGGTTCCTTCTCCTCCTATGTATGCACTGCTTTGATTTACTAGGTATTGATGTGAGTTTGTTTCTCCTGCTTTTGGTATTTGGTAAAACAATTGAGAGTAGTTATCAAAAAATTCTTGAACAGTTGGTAAGGGTGTAATTGCAACCTGTGTTGTTGGAACACCACCCACTGTAAGCTGTGTAAATGAGGTATCGATAACCTGTTGGTACTGCTGCTTTTCAAATACCTGCTTGCTTAAATCAACTACCGAACTCATTATCCGTTTACAACTTTAAAGTAATACTTGTCATCCAATATTTTTATAGCACCGTCAATATGTGTTTTAATTAGTATTTGATAATACCTTTCAGGTTCTAAACCGTTCATATACACATCAAAGTAACTACTAATAGAGTCTGCACTAACCTTAGTATAAGTACTATCGAAGTCAATTACAACTTCATTTGTATCTAAATCTTTTATAGACCAGTAAGAAGCTGTTGGTAAGTAGTAGTTTGTAGTATAAAAAGAACTAGTTGTAAAGATTCTAGGTGGGAATTGAGGTCTAGCATTAACTCTAAATCTCTGTAGAGATCCTGAATAATAAACTCCTGTATTGTTGGGTAACGTTGCAACTATATCTGGATCTGTTAGGATTCTCTGTGCTGATGATCCTGTATTAAAAGTAAAATCATCCCATCTGAATTCTAACTGAGGTGGGTAGATTGTATTTGTGTCTACTGAGAAATACTTAAACTGCACTCTCTTAGCAGGATCTGTTGAGAATTCATCAGCGTTGGCCTGCTTAATAATAAACCCGTCGTTTCCAATAGATCCGCTATACCAGCTTAATACCGTGTTTGTTGTATTTAATACTATGTCAAAATCACTTCGATACTGGAATGGTGTGCTTTGAATGTAAGCTCCGTTTGTATACCAGTTTCCTCCGCCAACGTTTGATCCTGACCAAGAACCGGTTACCTCTAAGCTAGGGAAGGTGGTTGCCCAAGCACCTGTGCCTTCGGCGGTTCTGTATTCCCAACTAACCCCGTTAGTTACTTGCGGACTATCTAAATATTTACCCGTACCGTTTTCCCATGAACCCGATACTGCAAGACACTCTATTGTTGTTTCTTGTCCAAGTCCTTCTACTTTCGCTACAAATACTTTTAAGTATGCTGCAAGAGAGCCGGTTGCTTTGTTGTCTATAACATCTAGGATCTCAGACTGTGGAAATTTAATTAAGAATCTACTGGCGTTAGGATCTCCTGCAACATCTTGTCCGGTAGTTGCTTCGATAATTTCATCAATACCAGAGTTCATTACTGGGTATTCACTATACAGGGTAGCGTCTTTCTCCGGGAAGATTTTGTATACTGCCATTTGTTATAAATAGGAATTAAAGAGAAACTACTCTTCCTTTAATATCTACGTTTGGATACTTAACTTCAAAAATCATAGGATCAATAGAAGGGTACACTACGTTATCAATCGTTGCTCCTTTTGTATCGTAAGAATAGTTAGAGTAGCCTAATGCTTGCCCAGTCAAATTAACAATTTCAACATTCTTAACTGTCTGTACTCCGTCGATATTATCAATTAAAAGACTTAAGTTTTTCAGTAGGATAGGCTGATTGATCTGCCAACTGTTTATGTTAAAATACTCTCTTACTGCTGTTATAGCGGCGAGGATTACCTCATTACTGTTGTAGTTTGGAGCAACTGTTATATCAAAATTAACCCCTATGTTAATTACAAAAGCATCTTTAATTCTAACTGAATCACCTATTACTCTGTATTGTGATAAGTAGGTGTCAAGGTTCTGTTTTAATGCGTTAGAGGCTTTAACTAGGTTTTTATTGCTGTTGTAAGTTAGTACGTACAGGTCTAACGTTGTTGGTGTTTCACCTATTCCTAGATTAGCAATTTTAGTCTGTTCAATATATGCTTTAGCGATGACTCCGTACCTGGCCGGCATCGATAATGCTCTAACTAGATAGTCGTCTTGAGTTACGTTACGGAGCTGAGTCTGGTAATTAGACAATGTATTCTGTCTAATTTCTTCAATACTATCGCCGTCTTGACCTCCAACCGCTGCATCTGGATTGTTTACCGCTAAAGATGCTCTGTAAGTGTTTGCTGTAGCTGTATTAAGATTTGAATTTAAGAAGTTGATATCCCCTGTAATAACTGTTAGGTCATTTGAAGGAACGTTTGCAGCTACTCCTCCCCCCGTCAAGTATCTAACACTAACGGTTGTGTTTGAAGGGGCAATGCCGTATGTTTTTGTAAAAATAAAGTTTGTGGGTGAATAGGCGGTTGTTAACTTAGATTGTTGGAAAGGTAATCCAAGACCTACGTTATCGGGGTTTGGTATGATTGTTTCGTCTGTATCTGTTGCAGTACCTGCTCCAAATTGTAGTTGTAACGACCCTGAATCTAAGAATCTAGTTGCAAATCTTCTTTGAACTTGTTCTAATTGTAGGATGTAGGGTGTATCTGCGTTATCGACTGACCGGTTAGGGTCGTTGGGGTTTGTATTCTTAATACCTGAGTAGATTGCATCTTGAGCTAAATAATCTACTTCGTACCATGTATTGCCGTCGCTATCTGTAGCGTCTAGTATGCCAACAATATTTTCTGCGTTAATAGTTCTAGTATCGAACTGTACCGGTGCGGTGAAGGTTAAAGCGGCAGTATTAACTGTAGCAGAGATTGCTTGCCTGCTTTTTTTCAAAAGATAGCTAACCGGATCTGGTCCTGCTGTTTGGAAGATTGTAACTTCTGTTGGATCTTGTGAAGAAGATACTGAAAAGTCTACACTATCTTGAACTAGAAATTTAACTTCGCTGTTAGAGGTTGATGCTACAACTGCATTTTCAGCAATCAACAAAGCATAATCAAAATCAGGAACTGTATCTGTTCCAGATGCTTTTGCAGGTACTTGTTGGTAGAAATCAATGGTTGTTGTTGCAACACCTGTTACATTTGGCTTGTAACCAAACATATATGCTAACTCAAACAAGTTATCTGTTTGACGAGCATACTGCAAGTAAGTCTCTTGTATTTGATTGTCTAAGTAAAAAGACATAACATCTCCTACATAAGCTGCCATTTCCATAAACATCATCCCGGGAGATGACGGACTAAAGTCATTATAGGTTGTAGGGAAATAAGTTTTAGCATAGTCGATTAAGGAAGCCCTCAATGTGCTAAAATCTTTATTTAGGTATTTTATGTCTCTTTTTACTGCCATTTTAGTTGAATGATATTTCTAAGTTGTCTGTTACTCCTGTATCTCTTATAGAATACTTTAATGCAACTGTAATTTGATTTGTATCAGGGTTACCTGTCACTGTTAAGTTTTCGACAATAACGCTTGGAAAATACTCGCTTATAATACTCTGTATATCTTCCTCTAAAGCTACTTCTGTATTACTGTTTAACTGTTCAAAAATATAAACTTGTAAACCTGCTCCGAATGTTGGGTTTAAGTACCTTTGTCCGGTTCCAGTTAGAAACAAGTTAATCAGGTTAGTTTTGATAGCTTGTTGAGTAGTGTAGGTAGAGGTAAAGACGCCAGGTGCAGCAAAGGGTATTCCGACTCCTACAGCGACTGAAGGTTTCTTATCTATTGGGAATATCTTCTTTGCACCAAATGCCATTATTTCTTATTAATAAGACCCATAATCTGGTCTAGGTTAACTTCTCCTGCAGGTAGCGCAGATCCTTCTCCGGCAGTGTTAACTGTTGCAGGTGGTCTGTATCCAGGTTGTGCTCCAAAAGACATAGCGTCGTTTGAAGTCATTGAAATGTTTCCGTTTCTTGATTCCATCATTCCACCTAATAGTTCTTTGTATTTATCTCTTGCATTAATACTAGCTGCTACTGGTTGGGTTGAAACTGGTACGGGAGTTGAGTAGCTCTCCTGAATGATTGTTTTAGGTGCACGTACTGCTTCCAATAGAATGTCTTTCAATTCTTCTTGAATAGCTTCTCTTACGGCTTCTTTGATGAGTTTTTTAAATACTTTAGTATCCATCTTTTATAAATATTTCTTAATTGGCTTTTAGATTATCCCTGTCTATAATGAGTTTTAACTCCTCAACAAGGACTTGAGGGTCTGTTGTGAAGGATGGTTCTGTCTGTAGTAGAACGATTCCTTGACTATTTTTTGCTTGTCCTATTCTCTGCTTTAGAGTCGGACTAAATGGTTTCTCTACAATCTCAAAAGTAAACCCTCTATAAGTTAGGTCGATATTAGAGGTTGCTGCTAATTTTATGGTATTCAAGAGTTTATTAGTGTTTGCTCCTACTTCGTTAGGCTTCTTACCACACTTCTCTAATACAAGGTCGACTACTGCTAGTACTGTTATAACCGCCTGCATTACCTTAGCTGCATCAGAGACGTACTGACTACCTAATGCTAAAGCTCTTTGTAACTCTGGTAGTCTAGCTGTTCCATCTGATTTGAATGTTATCGATGTTCTAATATCATCTAAGTCGCTTATAAGAGCTGTAACTGCTCCGGGTAATGTTGGTGCTAGTTTAGCAGCTAATGACGTAGCGGTCTTTAGGAGGCTTATAGCATTCAGGGATGTAACTGTTCCGTTTAGGATTGGGGTTAATATCTGCAGAGATGCATCTATAGTGTCGATATACTTCGTGGTGTTTTCGATATCTGCACCTAAAGCATTACGTACTTGTAATGCCCTATCTAGAATATCCTGTGAAGGACATACGTTCGGTAAAGTTGGGTTAGCTGTATCTAATCCTTCTATTCCTAGCTGGGATGCTAAGGTTAGTAGCGTAGATGTTGCTTTGTCCCGTAGGTCTTCAATCTTAGTATTGATTGTTTGATTAATCCTATCTAAAGGAGCTAATTGTGTTGCAGTTGCAACAACGGTTGCAGTAGCTAGCGCTCTTTGAAGTTTTAACTTTTTATTAAAAGCATCCCTCTTAGCTGCTTCTTGTTTCCTCTGTTTTTCTAATTCTTCCGGTGTCATTATACTGTAAAATTAGAATTTGATTTAAGAAGGTCTGGATTTAATGTCAAAAGTTTTTTCAACAGACCGGGTGCTTTCTGATTTAAACTAGGTATTGGACCTCCTGAATTAGATGCTGTCTGAGATGCTGTAACCAGGTCTTTTAATACGTCGATCATCGTCTTTAGCAGTTCTACTGTCGTATCACCTAACAGTAAAGGTTCGGTTGCAGATTTAGATCCTAAATATATTTTCTCTGTTTGGATTGTCATTTCAGAGGCATCTACGTTAACCGTTCCTGCAGAACTCAAACTGATACTTTTAGCAGAGCTAAGTAGCAGGTGATCTTCTGTTGTATTAAACACTAACCTTCCTGAATTCAAAATTATCTGCTTCCCTGTATATTCATCAGGTAGGGTGGGGGGATTCGATTTATAGCTAAAGTAGTTCGTATTGGCAGTGAGCGGGACTTTCTGAGTAGTTGTTAAGTAGACAGAAGAAGCATCTGTGTTTATATCTTCTACTGTAAAGTCCCATCCGTTTTTATTTGGATTGTCTGTTTGACCGTTCCTAATAATAGTTATAGCATCTCCTTGGGTACCGGTGGTAGACCACGGGTTTTTATTAGGAGCTGTACCGCTTAACCGGATGCTGTTACCCCACCTTCCTTCGTAAATCAGATCCCCTTCAAAAGGCTGTAGGGGATAGATGTTTGGTCTTTCTTTAAAGTAGTTTCCAAACTTTATCGTTCCGGCAGTATCTGTTAACTTGTTCGTACTACCTAGAGCTGAATCTTGATAGTTTTTAGAATTCTCCGGAGTAGAGGATCCTGCAGAATATGGAATAGCGTTGTGGTGTGGGTGATTCCAAAGGTTCACTACGCTAATATAATATAATGCTTTTGCAGAATTTCTCTGCATTATTTTCTTCGTCGGCTGTGATACTAGATAAACAACTTCGTTTATAAGTGGGTAGTTTTTTAACCCTGGCTGCAAAGGGTATGCAACTCTATAATTTTGATTATCGGATGTTGTTGAATAGTCTGCTGTACCTCCAGAAAGATCGATTATTTCAACTGCACCAATGGCTTTTGGTCCTCCTAGTTCTTGATACTTTGGATGAGTATCATCTAAGACGATGCTTAATACTCTCCCGGTTGAATTTAAACTTGCAAGCTTTAGTGCATCAAGAGTCTTACTAGTGCCGGAAGCTCCAGTATTATAGTTGTCGTTTAAAGCTCCAAAGCCGAATTTTGCCATTACTTATCTTCCTTAATGTTGTTAATCTCTTTCATCAACTGCTCTCTTTCTTCATCAGAAATACCAAACGAATCGGTTGCTGAATCTTGATTCTGAAATATACGTTGGATGATAGTTGCAACCTTTACGAGCTGGTCATCATTCTTAACTCCGATTTCTAGGTACTCTTTGATAAGAGGTACGATCAAAGTCGCATCTCCAGTATCTTCGATTAATGGTCTTAATTCTGAGATAAGAGTTGAAATCTGCTTCTCCTTCTTCTTTTGATTATCGTAAATCTCTTCTAGAAGGTCTGCGAATTTCTTATTCTTAAATATTAATTTATCTAAACTCATGAGTAGTCTATTTTTTATAAATAGAAAGTAGGAAGGTTTAGAAGCTTGCGTAGCCGTTCTCTACATAGAATGCATACTGTTTCTTATAGAGATCTCCTAATTCATTAGCTACTTTCGTAATCCTAGGTGTTTTAACATCGATAATCTCCCTGATGTAAATATATAGGGCTTTCTTGTTGAAGATTCTGATATGCTCTCTTTTCCTGAATAGTTCAAGGATTGCATCGGCGATTTGTGCATCTTCATCTTTGGGGAATAGTTCGTAGATATTATCTGTACAGTGAGTGACGTAGATATCTAAGAATTCAGAAACCTCATCTACTGGGTGGTATACTTGAGTATCAGCCTGTACTCCGTTGGTATCTAATACGTCTCCATAAACAAACTCACCGTCTTCTTGTTCTGTATTTAAGCTATCCAGGGAGAGTAGTTCCATTCTTTTTTTGTAATTCTTTTGATTTGAAGCAATTAGGTATCGCTTGGCAATTGTTCCAAAATAAGAATACGCTTTAGCCCCGTTAGAAGGATTAAAGCGATCAAGTTTAGTTAGTAGGAAAGTAATTACTTCGTGTTGAAGATCTTCTAAGTTTGTCTCTTCCGTGTAGTAAAATTTGAAAGTGTGAATTAAGTTTTGTGTTAACTTATACAATGCATAGTGAATTTCTTCCCTATAAATCTTATTACGTTCTGCATAATCTTCTGTGTTAACATATTTGATTATTGCAAGCTCTGTATCGTGAGTAAAGTAATTTTTATTTTTCTTCTCGGTCATCGGTCAATTTAAAGTTATTTAATCTGCTTTGAATAACCTTTATTTGCTCGAAGAACCATCCAATTTCATCATCACTTTGAAATGTACCTTTACTATCAATTTTTTTAAGCTGTTGATCGCTATGTTCAATAATCTTAGATAGATTATCCATATACAACAAGTAAGCAGTCAAAACGTCTTCTTGTTTTTCGTTTTTGCGCAGTAGGTTGTATGTTGTGTATCCTAATACACAGACTGCTATACTTAGTATGGTAATTAATGTTGTCATTAGTCTGTAAAGAAATTAGACATTGCATTTTTCAAACCATCACTCTGGATGTTAGATAATGCTTTGTTCTTTGCTTGTTGTTGATGAGTTACTGGGTTCTTCTGAGTAGTCTCTTTTGAAATTGAGAACTGTTTTGACTTAGGCTGTTCTGTAGGATTAACTGTCATCTCAACTACTGAAGCCATTAAATCTGCTTGGTGTAAGATATAAACAATGACTGATTTAGGTCTACTCTCTGGCATCCTGGAAATTAAATAAGCCTTGTTAGCTTCTTCATAAAGCCCGTCATGAGTCCTGATAGCTAACATCTCATTCATAGAATACCTAATTCCAGCTTCTTGAAGTAAGAATAAAGACCTATCAGGAACTGTCATGAAAGCAACCTCATTGTTGTAAGAGTAAACCTCACCCAGGTTCTTCTTTCTCCACTCATCCTTCCCGGGTAAATACAGGTCGTTTTGACTATCCCCTACTTTACCTAAGTCGTGATTCATAGCAGCAAAAACTAATTCCTCAATCGTAAAAGTAGACATATCACAGCCGAATCTCTCCCAAAGTTTTGCAAAATGCAAAGAAGCTTTGATAACACGGTTAACATGTTCAATGTAACCTCCGGGAAAACAGTTGTGGTATTTTGTAGTATGAGCTGCCGGCATTAAGATAAATCTATCTACACGGTCTTCATAAAACTTACGTAAGTCTTCTTTCCTCGGTGAAGAGATGTAGGTATCAATATAACCTAAAAATTCTTCCCAATTCGATTGAATCTGTTCTGCTGTTAAATTCATACTCTAAAGATAATTACCTTTGTCCGGAAAAGCCACCTACTTCGTTAGAAGTTGTAGGCTCCATCTCAACATACTGTTTAACTTGATTAAGCTGTTCTTCTGCTCTTTCAATAGTCTCTAGATATGTTTTAACAGGCTCTTGTCTTTGCACAATCTGCCTTAATACTTTTAAGGTACTCTCTAGCACCTCTACTTTGTTAATTACTTGTTCTCTATATCTCATATTGTTATATACTCTATTATATCCCTTTTTGTCCCCTCTTTTCCCAAACCCCCATGTATAGATGTTAAGAACTAAAAACTACAAAGGCAACTTGTTTTGAGAAAATTCTACAAAATCTATAATATTTTTTATAAAACTGCATTTTTCATATTCTTCCAACTCTAAAAAGTGATTCAAAGCTAAAGTAGATGCTTGTAAAAAATTAGCATCTGCTTTCTCCAAAAGCGTATCTACGTGGAATGAATTTTGTAGATCTAATTGTTTAAGATACGAATAAGCTCTATTGAAAATCAAGTTCTTATTAAGCTGTTCTAAATTTACTTTATCTAAATCCCTATCAATCTCGGTAAAGAACCTAATGACTTGGTCGTTCAATACATCCCCTCTAAATATAATTCGGGTAAACATTCCCATGAAGATATAAGGGTGATCTGAGAAATCAACGATCTCTTTAACCTTACTCTCTGATTTATCTTCAGGATCTTGAAATAATCCAAATACAAGTTTAGGATCCATATATATTATAAATAGGAAAAGGACACCGTAAGGCATCCTTTCCAAATATTTTAAGTTTAATTAAGCTTGTTGACCAGTCTTAAGAATGATGTTCTTATTGTAGTAGGTCAAAGCATTAGCAATCATTTGAGTTAATTTAGGATCTCCTAATTCTTTTGCAGCATTATAAGTATCAACCAAGTTTGTGAAAGCTTTCTTTGATTCTGAAGAACCAGTATCAACATCAGGAACACCATCCATATTAACATCTACTGAAGTATCTACTGTATCAGGAACATCCTCTACAGGAGCTTCAACATCGATACTTACATCTTGAGGAGCTTCTTCTTCATCTTTCTTAGCTTCAAAAAGAGTTTCATCCATAGACAAAGTCTTAACCTTATCCATAATGTAGTCGAAGATATCTTCCTCTTCAAATCCCTCTCCCTTCAGAGCAGAGATAATTCTTCTTGCTGCATCGATTAACGAACCGACAGAAGATACAGGAGATAACCCTGACATTCTATCCATAGCTTCCGGTGAAGCTTCATCTAGACTGTCCATCTCACCTGAGAATTGCTTTAAATGATCCATCATCTCATAAGCAAGACTATCATCAAATCCCGCACCCGTAGACCCGGCATCATAAGCCATCTTCAAATAATGATCAACAACACTGGCAGCATTAGTAAGACCTTGAGTATCATACTCATCCATACTACCCATCTCAGCATAAGCTTCTTGATCAATAGTCTCTTCAGGGAGCATCATTTCCTTAATCTTTGCCTTCAATTTCTCCTTAGTCATCTTTTTCATAGGAGCTTCCATTACAGGCTCTTCAGAATACATCTGAGCAGTATACAAACCTTCAGTCATAAGACCAGCAAGTTTCAACATTCTATTAAATTCTTTGTTCATTTTAAAAAGCGCTTTTATATAAATAGCGTCAAATTACAGAAAAGAACTCAGGGTAACTCCTGCAAATACTTAAGGGTTGCTCGTTGAATCTCTTTGATCCCATGAACACTACTTGCTCCCATTTCTACTTGAATAGACCCTTGGTAGACACTGAAGCTACTTATAGGGCCGTATGGTGTCATATCACCGAGAAAGAATTTTTTACTATCTGAAAGTCTTAAAACTCCGGCAATGTGTTTGTCGGGTTGAACTGCAATAATTCTCCATGAACTGTTCATAACAGTAAAGATAAGTAAAAATAATTAGAGATGCAAATTAACCCTGGCCTCTCGAGACCTTTACGTAATTTTTAGATTTTTTATTTTTAGACATTTTAGTCTTAGCATGAATGCCCTTACGCTTAACCTGCTTCTTCGCAATCTTTACAATAACGGAGGCGGTTTTAGATTTTCCTTTTGATGGTGCCATAGTTACTAATAAATAGCAACCCTTAGGAAGTTCCCCTCATCCAAACACTGGATGCTGAAACATAAACTGCAGGTACAAAAGTAATAGTACCACCACCCGGTGCAACCACAGCCGACATCTTATAATCATCCTTAACTAAGTCTATAATCCCAGCACTATAGGTGAATGAACCTGAAATAGAAGGAACTGTTCCGTAATAAACTCCGGAGTTGTTTGGAATAGTCTCTAAACTAAAATAAGAAGCTCCCGCTAAAGAATTTGTAACAGCAAAAACCGTACTAGTTCCTGCCGGAGTATTATCTGGGAATAGAGTCTTAGATTGAGTAACGTTTACCGAATAGGTAGCCATATTTTATAAATAGACCTAGTTATTGATCTTGTAGTAGCTTAGCTTCAATTTTAGAAAGCACCTCCTGAATCGAAACAGGCTCTTTAATTTCAAAGTAATTTATAACCTCCCTAGGTGAGTCTGGATTATAAATTCGAGTACATTCAAACTCGTGATCCGGAGGAGTGAAATCAGAAATTAAAAAGACGTGACAGTGACACGCCCATGCAAGCCAAGACAATCCTGTTGACATTCCGACATGATACTTTGCTTCGGCCATATCTCTCACTCTATCAAGCAGAGACCTATCCCCGCTCTTATTTCTAACATCTGAAAGATAAGAATACTCTTTTGACACCACGCAAACTTCATACCCATAACGGTTAAATAGATCTACAATCTGCTGCCAACCGCCCGGTGCATACCACTCTTTCACCCTTAGAGAAGCATATTCACTCAACGTGACTTTTTTCTTCTTGGGGTAGTTTGTAGGTACTCCTACCTTAGGTTTGATCTGAGTGTAGGGTAGTCCTAGAATATCACATGCTATCTTTTGAAGCGGGTTCTCCAAGTACCTCGAAGGGCTATAGGTGAGGTTAATTTCGTTTGAGGTACCTATATAATACTGAGCGTATATGTTAGAGACCCTTGTATTTGGTTCTACAAAAAGCACATTGGGGTAGTTATCTACGAACAGTTCATTAAAGAAAGTAGAGCAAATAACGTTACACTCATGCTTTTTTCTAAATTCTTCAATGTAAGGCATCCATGCTAAATTATCCCCCAACGCACTAGCATCAGACTTGATAAAGACATTTTTGCCTTTTAGGTTGAGGTCCTCTTGAAAAATAATTGTCCCTTCACTGTTTGATATTAAGATACGCCAGGCAGTATACCACTGTCTCTGTCCGGAAACTGAAACAGTAGGTTTAACAGTAATCTGATCTACAACCTCTTCTCTTTCTAAATCTAGAAAAGCAATAGTATAATCCTGAGAAAGCTCCTCTTGAGACTCAGGGTAGAATTTAATAATTGGACAACCGACCTGCAACGGCGAGGTTGTAACATAACTGATTTTAAATTTCATTATTTATTTTATGTAAATTGTGTTCTCTTCCAAGTACCTCCAATATAGCAATATAGGTAAAAAGATCCACCAGAAGCAACTGGAATCATTTCTCCTTCTCTACCTGTCCAAGCTGGAGCGGAAGATCCTGTAGGAACAATGATTGAACCAGAAGGTGTTACTTTAAATGCATCCCTGCCTGGAGCAGTAGTGCCGTTACCTACAATGAATAGAGAAGTAGTATCACCGGGTGTATTTTTAGATCCTACTACTGTTTGATAAGCACCGGAAGCTACGGTTTCAATACCTGCTGTGAACGAGTAGTTACCTAAAGCAATAGTTGCGTATCCGCTAGAGTGAGACCCAGTTCCGTAAGCATAAGTTAAATGACCTTCGGCATGTGAAGCAGAACCATGAGCCTGTGTTGCTAATCCTTCAGAGTGAGCAAAAGGTCCGTACGTCCTTGTATTCTGTCCTTCAGCATGAGATACAATTCCGTTTGCAATGTTAGAATATCCTTCAGCATGTGACCACTTCCCTTCTGCTATGTTATCATACCCCTCAGCATGCGACCCAGTTGCACGGGCAGTATTTAAGAAACCCTCTACGTGAGAGTAAATAGCATCTGGATTTGTAGTATTTTGGTACCCTTCAGCATGTGAGTAATCTGCATAGGTGATATTCAACCATCCTTCTGCATGAGATGCAATACCCACGGTAGTGTTAGCTGCACCTTCAACATGCGAGTAAGACCCTAAACCTATATTACCAAAAGTTGTAACTCCACTATCCCAGAAACCACCCTCTGCGTGAGACGATTCCCCAACCGCAGTTGACCTCTGACCTTCAGCATGAGAGTACGTTCCTACTGCCGTAGTTCTAAAACCCTCTGTGTGAGAGAAATCTCCAATCGCAGTAGTAATAGCACCCTCAGCGTGAGCATAACTACCGTGAGCTATGTTATTATATCCTTCAGCATGAGATGAATCTCCAAGTGCAGTCGTTTCCGCACCTTCAGCATGCGCTTGTGCACCGTAAACAACAGTAGCACCACCCTCTGCGTGACCATAGGCGGAAAACACCTTTGCAAGAACTCCTTCAGCATGTGAATAAGAACCTGATGCAACGCTTCCATTACCCTGTGCATGAGCATAGATACCTGAAGCTGTTAAGTTATTACCGTGAGATAGAGTAGGTCCTACAGAGAATGATCCTGTTTTATTCCTAGGAACACCCAAAGAAACATCCAAGCTACATGAAGTATGGTTACCGCGAGTAGTCACATCCTGCCAGTTATCAAACCCAGACCCTGAAATAATTATGTTGGTTATACTACTGCTATTGTAGGTAAAAGAACTACCTGTGGGGTTAAAGCTACCGGTGTATATAATAGAGCTTGTGTAGTAGTTAAAACTCGATGTATAAATGTTTGTAATAGTAGTTCCACCACCACCGCCGAAAGAAGCAGTCGACATGTAGAATAACTGACCATCAACAGGGTTAAATGAAATAACGTGAGGTCTTTCAACCAAAGTTAAATCAGGCATAAATATGCTTTGAGATAACCCTATAAAGTTCTGACTGAAGATCGCTAAATCTTTACGTATTGTAGGCGTACCGTTACCGACAACTAAGAAATCGTTAGAAGCACTGTGGATAAGGTTATACTTACCAAGCACTTGCTGGAAAGAACCAGAAGCAATAGTACCTAATCCCATTGCATGAGAGGCTATACCTAAAGCAGAACTTCCAGAACCTTCAGCATGAGAACCAGAACCGAGAGCAAAAGTATAAAGCCCTTCAGTATGAGAATAAACACCTTTGGTTGTTGTATAAGCTCCTTCAGCATGTGATGATACCGAACCAGTAGCAGCTGTGGTCTGATAACCCTCTGTGTGAGCACCGTAACCGATTACAGTAGTACCCCTACCTTCAGCATGTCCCTTTCCACCTGAACCGTGCCCAGTAGGACCACCCTCACCAGCAGTAACAGTCAAATAACCTTCGGTGTGAGATCTCCAACCACCTGCCGTAGTATCTCTACCCTCAGCATGCGAACCACTTCCCAAAGCAACTGTCCTCTCACCTTCAGCATGCGAATAAGCACCTGCCGCCCTAGTTTGGATACCTTCAGCATGAGCTGCAAGACCCTGTGTAGTAGTATACCAACCCTCAGCATGAGAGTAATCACTTATACCTAAGCCGTTATATCCTTCAGCATGTGATGATTCACCATAAGCATAACTTCTAAAACCTTCAGCATGCGAAGCATACCCTTCTGCAGTACTGCCATTACCTTCAGCATGAGCATAATCACTGAGAGCTCTAGTATTTCTTCCTTCAGCATGTGAGTAGTCATACAAAGCAATGCTACCAGATCCATTTGCAAATGAATGAGCACCTGAAGCAGTAACATGTTCTCCTCTCGCAAAAGCATATTGCCCAGAAGCTAAATTCCTGTAAGAGGGTGAAGCAGTAGTTCCATAATTCTTACCTTGTATAATCGATGTATCAGCGATTAAAGTATTTGAACCTGAGATAGTTAACGTACCGTTAATAAGTAATAATCCTTCGTACGTATTACTGCCTGATGCAGGTAAATAAGAACTTGACAAATACGTAAAATTACCATCCATCTCTGGAAAGGATAACGCAGAACCTTTTGTTTCTCTTAATACAATAGCCATAATCGATTATAAATAGACATAAAAAAAAGGACCTACCAACTTAATGATAGATCCTTTAACGGTAAGCATCTCACTGCGGTGATCCTGACAGGATTCGAACCTGTGACCTACTGCTTAGAAGGCAGTTGCTCTATCCAGCTGAGCTACAAGATCAAAAAAAGTAGACCCTACAGGGATTGAACCTGTGACCTTTGCATTATGAGTGCACCGCTCTGACCAGCTGAGCTAAGGGTCTAGTAGTACTCAATAGAAGAACTGAGCAATTGTTACCCCCGATAGATTCGAACTACCATTAACTAGACCAAAACCAGTTGTCCTGCCGTTAGACGAGAGGGTAATGTTGCTAGGTCACCACCACCACCTAGCACGGGGAGATTTAACGTGATTTCTGACTCTACTAGGAGCT